GATAATAATATATCACCGTTACTATATCCAGATGTAATCTATAAATACGCTAATATATACAATAAAGCTTATGTTATAATTGAATCAAATGATCAAGGTGCTGTTGTATGTAATGGATTATATTATGACTTAGAATATGAAAATGTTTATGTTGAGTCAATGATTAAAGCAAATTCAATTGGCGCTACAATGACTCGAAAAATTAAACGCATTGGTTGCTCTACAATAAAAGATCTTATTGAACAAAATAAAATACAAATACATGATGCGGCTACAATTGTAGAACTATCAACATTCGAGTCTAATGGATCTTCGTACGAAGCTTCAAATGGTAATCATGATGATTTAGTTATGAACTTAGTTATGTTTGCTTGGTTTACTACTATCCAATTCTTTAATGACTTAACTGATATTGACGTAAAACGTTTACTGTATTCTGAAAAGATACGAGCTATGGAAGAAGACGTAGTTCCTGTAGGTATATTGGCATTAGAAAAAAATAATTCACGCTACACAGTTGAAGATGGATTAGTCTGGGAAAAGGTAGGATATTAAATATTATAAATAATGCATAGATTGAGAAAAATACGTATTATGTATCATATTATAACATAGATTAATCTATCATGAGAGAGGAATAAATATGGCTTTTCAAGTATCACCAGGCGTACAAGTTCGAGAAGTCGACTTGACAAACGTGGTTCCAGCGGTATCTACCTCTATAGGTGGATTTGCTGGATATTTCAATTGGGGTCCCGTTGAAGAGATTGTTACAGTTGGTTCTGAAAAAGAATTAGCTTCTATCTTCAGCACTCCTAATACTGAAACTGCAGGTTACTTTTTAACCGCAGCTTCATTTTTGCAATATGCTAATGCTCTTAAAGTAGTTCGAATTCCAGCTGCAGCTGCTCGCAATGCAACTTCAAGTGGCACTGGTCAATTAATTAAAAATCGTGACGCTTATGATAATGCAGTAATTACTGCAGAAATCGTTGCAAAATATCCTGGCATTTTAGGCAACTCACTATTAGTGTCAATCTGTCCTGCAGACAGTACTGTATTTAGTACGTGGGCTTATGCCAATCAATTTGATTCAGCTCCAGGAACATCTGATTACGCAGATACCCGCGGCTGTTCTAATGACGAGCTTCACATTGTTATTGTCGATCAAGATGGTGCTATCACTGGTACACCAAATACTGTACTAGAAAAATTCGCATTTGTTTCACAAGCTTCTGATGCTAAAGCAAATGATGGAACTTCTAATTATTATGCAGATGTATTAAATACTTCTAAATGGGTTTGGTTTGGTGATCATTATACCATTTTAGATTACGCTGGTGGGTCTACAACAGCTGTTGCAGCTGATAACGATGCTGAAGGCGATTACTTAGAAGGTATTACTGCTGTTGCAATCACTAACCCACTATCTGGTGGTATTGACGCAAATACTCCAAACGTTTCACAAGAACTTGTAGCATTTCAATTATTCCAAGATGCTGAAACTGTAGACGTTAATCTGCTATTTGGATATCCATGCATGGTGGAAAATAACGTCACTTTAGCAAACGGCTTATTTGCAATAGCAGCTGCACGTAAAGATTGCGTAGCATTTGTTTCTCCTGCTATAACAGATACTGTAGGAAGTTCTACACCGACTGCTGACGTAAAAACATTTGCTGATCAATTAACTTCAACCTCTTATGGTGTAATTGATTCTACAGCGTTAAAGGTCTACGATAAATATAATGATACATATCGTTGGATTGGTGCTAGCGGTCATATGGCTGGTCTTTGCGCTAATACTGATAACGTAGCAGATGCTTGGTTCTCTCCAGCTGGATTTACTCGTGGCCAATTGTTGGGTGTTACTAAAATTGCATTTAACCCTAAGCAAGCAGATAGAGATACTCTTTATAAAGCACGAATTAATCCTATCGTAGCATTCCCTGGACAAGGTATCGTCCTTTATGGCGATAAGACAGCACAAGCTAAACCTTCGGCCTTTGATCGTATCAACGTTCGTCGCTTATTCATTGTATTAGAAAAGGCAGTTGCAACCGCAGCTAAATTCCAACTTTTCGAATTTAACGACGAGTTTACTCGCGCAATGTTCCGTAACATGGTAGAACCATTCTTACGAGATGTAAAAGGTCGACGTGGTATTACTGACTTTGCTGTGGTGTGTGATGAAACAAATAACACCGGAGATATTATTGACACAAATCAATTTGTTGCCGATATTTACATCAAACCAGCACGTTCGATTAACTTCATTACATTGAACTTTATCGCAACACGAACTGGTGTTGAGTTCTCTGAAATCATTGGTCAATAAGAAATAGGAGAATATGCAAATGGCAATTTTAGGTGTAGATGACTTTAAGTCAAAATTGATTGGCGGTGGTGCTAGAAGCAATTTATTCAAAGTAGAAATGGGTTGGCCTGCAGGTATAGGTAGTGCTGCAGACACAGAACTTGGTAGCTTTTTAATTAAAGGTGCAGCACTTCCTGCTTCTATTATAGCTCCAATTACTGTTCCATTTCGTGGACGACAACTTCAGATTGCTGGAGATCGTACGTTTGAACCATGGACAATTACAGTAATCAATGATACAAATTTTGCATTACGTAATGCGTTTGAGCGTTGGATGAATTTGATTAATAACCATAACGCTAATAGAGGTGTAACTGATACTGCTGGCTATTTTGCTGATGCAGCAGTTTATCAATTAGACAAACAGGGTAATAATCTAAAAGCTTATAATTTTCGTGGTGTATGGCCAACGAATATAAGCGCAATTGAAGTATCGTACGATACTGAAAACGCAATTGAAGAGTTCACTGTAGAACTTCAAGTGCAATATTGGGAAGCTAGTACCACTAGCTAAGCTGTATAGATAATAAGAAGAGAGATGTTTTCCTAAAAACAGGATCTCTCTTCTTATTATTATTGGAGAAACACGTTGGCAGAAATATTTGGCTTTGAAATAAAACGAAAAGAGCAGGAAAAGGAAGATACTAAAAAACGTTCCTTTGTTGCTCCATTAGAAGATGATGGATCCAGTTATATTCAATCTGGCGGTAGTTACTTTGGCCAATATTTAGATCAAGATGGTGGTGACACCCGTCATGAGGCTGATCTAATTCGTAGATATCGTGATGTTGCAACTCATCCAGAAACAGATTCAGCGATCGAAGATATTGTAAATGAAACAATTGTCGCTAATACGAATTCAGCTCCAGTAAAATTAGTTACTGATGATCTACAACAACCAGATAATATTAAAAAACTTATTCGTGATGAATTTGATAATATAGTTAAGCTACTACAGTTTAACCAATATGGTCATGAAATATTTCGCCGGTGGTATGTTGACGGCCGTTTATTTTATCATGTAATTGTTGATGAAAAGGCACCAAAAAAAGGCATATTAGAAGTAAGACCTATTGATGCTACTAAGATTAAAAAAATAAAAGAAATTGAAAAAGAAATTGACCAAAAGACTGGCGTAGAGTTAATTAAGTCTATAGAAGAATATTACGTCTATCAAGATACTGCACTGATTAAAAGTAATCAAGGTGTAAAAATATCTAAAGACGCTATTATATTTATTCCATCTGGGTTAATCGATCCAAGTCGAACAAAGGTATTATCGTATTTACATAAAGCGATAAAATCAGTTAATCAATTGCGTATGATGGAAGATTCACTTGTAATCTATCGTATGTCAAGAGCTCCAGAACGTCGTATCTTTTATATCGATGTGGGCAATTTGCCTAAGGGCAAAGCTGAAGAATATCTAAAAAATATTATGAATAACTATCGTAACAAACTTGTTTACGATGCTAGTACCGGCGAAATAAAAGATGATCGCAAGCATATGTCAATGCTTGAAGATTTTTGGCTTCCACGTCGTGAAGGTGGTAGAGGTACTGAGATTACCACATTACCTGGTGGAGAAAATCTTGGTCAGATTGATGATATTATATACTTTCAAAAGAAACTATATAGATCACTAAATGTTCCAGTTTCTAGATTGGATCAAGAAAATCAGTTTTCTCTTGGTAGAGCTGCTGAGATCTCTAGAGATGAAGTTAAGTTTCAAAAATTCGTTGATCGTCTACGTAAAAAGTTTTCTTGGTTATTTTTGGATTTATTGAAAACTCAATTAATGCTAAAAAGTATAATTGTAGAAGCAGATTGGGAAGAAATAAAAGAAAATATTGTAGTAGATTTTATAAAAGATTCACAATTTTCTGAATTAAAAGAAGCAGAAATATTAAGAGATCGACTTGCTCTATTGGGAGAAATGGATCAATACATTGGTAAGTATTATTCTATCGAATGGGTTCGTAAAAATATCCTTAGACAGTCTGATTCTGATGTTGAAAATATACAAAAACAAATTGAAAAAGAAAGAAGTTCTGGAGATATACCAGACGAAGAAGATTTGTCTTCTGGTACAGTTTAAGATCTAATTTTTTATAAATATAATATAGGAAAAAATATATGACAGATATTAATAATTTTATTAATGCATTAGATACAAATAAGACTGCTGAGGCAAATAACATTTTTGCTGCAGCAATGCAAGCTAAAATTACTAGTGCCTTAGATGCTAGAAAGTTAGAAATTTCTAACCAAGTATTTAATGGCGCTGTAGAAGATTTACAGGATAAGTAGTATGATTACCTTTAAGACATTAAGGTCTAGTTTAGCTGAGTCTATGGCTGCACCGGTGAAGACATTTAATGTTGGTAAAAAGACAAAAGCCACTATAAGTAAAGATGGCACAAAATTTGTATTGTATATTAATGGCGAATTATTAGATGATACATATACTTCTGTTGCAGATGCAGAAGCCGGAGCTAAAGAATTTGCTGATTTGCTTGGAGTATAAATGAAACTTATCACAGAACATCTAGATCACAATCTAGAATATATTGTTGAAGCTAAAGATGGTAAAAAGAATGTTATCATCGAAGGCATCTTTATGCAAGCAGAATCAACTAATAGAAATGGCAGAGTATATCCACGAGCTGTGATGGAATCTGCCGTACATAAATATGTTACAGAACAAGTTATTAGAGGTAGAGCAGTTGGTGAGTTAAATCACCCTGAAGGTCCTACTATTAACTTGGATAAAGTTTCTCACCGCATTACTGAACTCTCTTGGGACGGAAATAATGTGATGGGGAGAGCACTTATACTTGATACTCCTATGGGTCAAATTGTAAAAGGTTTGGTTGAAGGTGGTGTTCAGTTGGGTGTTTCTAGTCGTGGTATGGGTACACTTGTGCAACAACGTGGAGTGAATGTAGTTGGTAAAGATTTTATCTTAGCAACTATAGACATTGTTCAAGATCCCTCAGCTCCAGAAGCCTTCGTAAATGGGATTATGGAAGGTGTTGAATGGATATGGGACAATGGTATTCTAAAAGCACAAGACGTGGAAAAATATGAGACTGAAATTAAGCGTGCATCTTCTTCCCAGCTGAGCGAAACTCGGTTAAAGGTGTGGTCAGATTTCCTCTCAAAACTTTAACTCTAGATTATAGGAGTAGTAATTAATGTCTAAAGAGACCAAAACAACACTTGATCTCATTGAAGACGTATCTGAAGTACATCTCCATGATGAAACCCTCGTTGAAAACGTTGAAGTTGAGACCGAGGAATCTATCATGGAAGGCGATAATGTTGAAGCAAGTTTGAAAGAAGCTGCAGGTAGTCCAACTGCCGAGGTTCCTAAAACTAAAGCTGGCATTATTAATGCTATGTACAAGCATATGTCAAAGATGAAGAAAGAGCAACTACAAGCAGCATATGAAAGTATGATGCCAAGTGCTAGTGATGACGAGCTTGATGAAGCTGCATGTGAAGAAGACGAAGACGAAGTACTAGAAAAGAAGAAAGGAAAAATGAAAGAGTCATATGACTTTAAAGTTGACCTTGAAGCTCTAGTATCTGAAAATTCTTCTTTAGATGAAGAATTTCAAAGTAAAGCTGCAACAATTTTTGAAGCAGCTGTTAAGACCAAAGTATCTGCTGAGATCGATCGTCTTGAAGAACAATATACCGTTTCTCTTCAAGAACAAACTGCTACTATCAAAGCTGAACTTGTAGAAAAGGTTGATGGTTACCTTAACTACGTAGTTGAGAACTGGATGGAAGAAAATCGTGTCGCACTTGATGCTGGTCTTCGTACTGAAATTTCTGAGTCATTCATGAAAGCTTTGAAAGGCGTATTTGTTGAACACTACATCGAAGTTCCAGAATCGAAAGTTGATATGGTTGATGAGCTTGCTGAACAAGTAGTTGAATTAGAGCAACAGCTTTATAAAGAAACTGAAGCTAATATTCGCTTAACTGAGTCCATAGAAAAACTACAACGATCAGAAATTATTGTAGAAGCATCTAAAGATTTAGCTCAAACTGAAGTTGAAAAACTAAAGGGGCTTATCGAAGATTTTGATTTTGAAGACGTAGATACTTTTACCAAAAAAGTAAACACTATTCGCGAATCATATTTTACAAAACCAATTGTAAATAACCAAGAAGAGCAATTGTTTGATAGCGATCAAGATACTGATAAACCAGTAACTGGAGTTATGGCAATGTATTCTTCCGTATTATCAAAAACCCTTAAAAAGTAAATTAGGAGTATTATAAATGTTTAACGCTGAAACTGCTATTCAAAAATGGGCGCCTATTCTAGAGCATGCCGATCTTCCAAAGATTGGTGACAACTATAAGAAGCATGTTACTGCTGTTCTTCTTGAAAACCAAGAAAAAGCATTGCGCGAAGAGCGCTCTGCAATGGGCTTCATGACTGAAACTGCTGCTAACGCTACTGCTGGTGGCACTGGCAATATGGCAAATTGGGATCCCGTACTTATTAGTTTAGTACGTCGTGCAATGCCTAACCTAATGGCTTATGACGTAGCTGGTGTACAGCCTATGTCTGGTCCTACTGGTCTAATCTTTGCTATGAAAAGCAGATACTCTACTCAAGGCGGTACTGAAGCTTTGTTTGATGAAGCTAACACTGGCTTCTCTGGTACTGGTACTCACGGTGGCGATTCTTCTTCAGTACCAGGTACTACAGGTGTTGATACAACTCCTGCAAACACCATCACTGATAACTTTAACTTTGGTACTGGTCTTTCTACTGCCAATGGTGAAGCTCTTTCCAACACTGGTGCTGCTATGGCGCAAATGGCTTTCTCAATCGAGAAGACATCCGTTACTGCTAAAACCCGTGCTCTAAAAGCTGAATACACTATGGAATTGGCACAGGACCTTAAAGCTATTCACGGTCTTGATGCTGAATCAGAACTCGCTAATATTCTTTCTGCTGAAATTCTTGCAGAAATTAACCGCGAAGTGATTCGTACAATTAACGTGAAAGCAAAGCTTGGTTGCCAAACTTCTAACGTTGCAGCTGCTGGTACTTTTGACGTTGAAACCGATTCTGATGGTCGTTGGTCAGTTGAGAAGTTCAAAGGTCTTATCGTTCAGATTGAGCGTGAAGCTAACCAAATTGCTAAAGACACTCGTCGTGGCAAAGGTAACTTCATTATCTGTTCTTCTGACGTAGCTTCTGCTCTTGTAGCTGCTGGCATGCTTGATTACACTCCAGCTCTTTCTACTTCTTTGAATGTAGATGATACAGGTTCTACCTTTGCTGGTGTGTTGAATGGTCGCACTAAAGTTTATATCGACCCGTATGCTACTGTTGACTATGTCAACGTAGGCTATCGCGGTACTAACCCATATGATGCTGGTATGTTCTACGCACCGTATGTTCCTCTCACAATGGTTCGTGCAGTTGGTCAGGACGACTTCCAGCCACGTATCGGATTCAAAACCCGTTATGGCATGGTTGCTAACCCATTTGCTGGTGGTGCTTCTGGTGCTGAAACTGGT